GTGCGGTGTATATTCATCATATGCTATAAATTCGTGAGGACATTGGTATATACACACGATAGAATCATCGTCAGGAAACTGCGATAACGCTGTACCTAAATACGAATGACTAGGTGCACCTATATCATCGTTCTCACTATTAAACGCAACATAACATAAAACGGTAGGGTTATTATCAATGAATCCTAGTAACCTATCTTTATTCCAAGGTTGAATTTCTCCTACTGCGTAATTATACGGTGATACAATAACACTATCAAACACATCAAATAAGTGAGTGTATTTAGGTGAACCCATTACATATTCACCTATAGGTACAGGTTCTCCAATTATATTATCACCTATTTCGTCAGTTTCACTGTGCTCTCTATCAACAAAACTATCTAACAATGTTACATCAAATAACCAAGTTTGCATAACATCAATTTCAAAAGAAACTTCTGCTACTTCGTTGCTAACATATTCGACAGATGTTATAAAAGCATAGAACCATTTATTACCAAACGATGTATTTTGATACATTAAATAATTACAATCATATAATAAATCAGCCTTAAGTTGAATACGCATATAACCACGTTCTTTTCTTTGATAAGATTGGTTAGTAAGAGTATGTTTAGCCTTAGTATTAAAATAAGCAATTTGGTTTGACACATTTTTAAAATAAATTGTGTGCTTATAAGTGTTGTCTAAAGGAACATTATGTAATATTTTAATATTTGTGTTTGGTTCAATATACATATCATCACTCCTTAAATAGTAGGGAAGGTATTTCACTTCCCTACTAAACAATTAATAGTTACGCAATTGTAATAGTTGCAGTACCACTCTGCTCATTATCGTAAACAGATGTTGCGGTAATAGTAACCGTTGTACTAGAAGCAACTGAAGGGTCAACTGACACAACACCACTAGCGTTAACAGTTACACCCTCGGTGTCAGATGTCCATACTACTGTCTGTGGTGCAAAGTTAGTTGTCTGTACTGTAGCAGATAAACCAACACTCTGTCCACTCTCAACCGTTGCGGTTGCAGGAGAAACTGCAACTGATGTAACAGTAGGTGTACCCGGAATAAATAAAGCATTGTTATGGAACGGAGAGATAGAGAATGTTTTCCATACGTGATACCAATAGTTCCAATACAATCCCTCACCATTGTACTGTTCTGTGAAGTTGTAGTAGTTGTCAAAAATCATAAACCACTCGCGGTCTACAATGATACAAGGAATGGTATCAAGTGCTTCTAATTCACTAGAACCAATCTCTGTATAGGTTGGGTCATCTGCAAATAAGATATTTAATCTAGCAATATCTAAAGCACCGAAACTATCAACAAGTACACGTCTACCAAGGAACTCTGCCTTATCCATATTAAATGCAGAAGCGAGAACCTCAACATCCATTACTGCGTCAAACTTTGAGTTAACAATGAAGTACTGGTCTGACTTAGGAGTGTGTGTCTGTACACCACTAATGTTGTACTTTGTTGACATAAATTCCATATCATTAGATACACCCTTAATGTCAGCAATGATTGACTTCATATTAGCAGTAGATACAGTAGGAATAGTTACAGGGTACATATGTCCATTAAGGATATGTTTTGCTAACATATACTTCATAGTCTGAAACTCGTCATAGTTAGCACCTGTGTACATAGCGTCTACAATCTTTGAAATCAAATCGGTAATACCCTGCCAAGAAAGGAATGCCTGTCTTAATTGGTCATTCTGAATTGTAGTTTTGTAGTACTTCTGATAATTCATAATATGAAAAGCAGAACGTACATCAGGAATTTCACGCTTGAACAAGTTGTTCTCTGCTACGCTAGGGTCGAACTGATAAGGCTTCGCAATGTTTACGAAGATTTCTTCAATAGTTTCACCAAATTCAAGCATACCCTTTTTAAACATTGACCAAGGGTTGTCGTACATCTTTGATGTGATAAGTACACGACCGATACGGTTTACAAGTGCTGATAAGAACTCGTTCTGTAACTGTGGGTTGTCCATAATGATAGCGCCGATTTCGCGGATAGATTCTGCGTCTGCGGTTGCCTGTGGTACATACTCACGGTAATTAATAGTTGCATTGTTTCGAATAGCGTTTAATACGTCTACCGAAGAATTTGTTAATGTTACAATCTTTGGTTTAGTTGCCATAATATTAGCCCTCTCTTTCTACAAATAAATCATCAAAGTCTTTTGTTTCTGCGTCATCAATTACATCTTCTGTCTGTTCACCAATGACACCATTTGGTGTATCTTCTCCACCACTGAAAAATCTTGCCTTATATTTCTCTCGCCAAGATTTATCATTTTCTTCGTACTTGGCTTTCCAATCTTCACCGTCACCTGACTGCATATTGTTATCAAAGGTGTCGGTCATATCTTCAATAAAAGCCATAGCCTCGTCACTTGTGTCCTCTCCAATAATACCTTGGATTCGTGTCAAATAATCTTCTCTTGATAATACTGCCATATGAACCTCCTTTCTATATTCTTCTTAACATCATATATAGTGGCATTTTTCTCCTTTTAGTTGGTGTAGGTGGTACGGGAGGAAGTGGTTCATCTGTTAACACTTTCCATACTGCTTCTACATCATCTTCTCTTGCATAATAGTTTGGAACGTTTGGTCCTTCAAAACAACAAAGAAAAACCATACAAGCGTCATAAGGATTGTCTATGAGTTTATATTGTTCAAGTGTAACACCTGACGAAGAACCGTATGTGTTTCTACACCTTAACCATATATTGTATATATCGGCATATGTAGATTTATCCCAATAACTTCTCCAACCACTTGTTACCCAACCCCAAGTACCGTCTGCCATAATTCTTGTCTGTTGTGTGCCGACATTCGCACTTGCACCGCTTGTGATTGATGTAACAGATAAGTTCATTTCGTTTGAGCCATCTAATTGTAAGTATCTTCCGTAAGGTGTAAAACCAAACAAGCCACAACCTCTACTAGTTGAGGTGGGTGGGTATGTATCACTCTCCCACCTCCAAGGATTTAAACCACCTTCGTTAATTGAGTTAGCTATTGCGCCACAACTAGCGGATAAAGTAAATCCATATTCACTTGTCATAACAGAAGCCATTAGTCTAGCATTTTCTTTTCCTTCATCTGATGTTATAGAATAACCACCACTAGGTTTTGCATACCAACTCATTTAACTACCTCTGAAAATATAGTGGGTCAGCGTCACCGCCAAACTCTTCTACCAAAAAGTTAACAACTGCTTCCTCATCACCTATGTTAGATACTTGGAAATTACAAGGTGAACCATCTTTTAAAATAGGAAACTCAAAATGTGTAATACCTACGTCCTTTGAGATTGAGATTGGGAACTCACTCCAAGCAAACATAACCTCATCACTATTTGAGCAAACCGCGATTTTCTTTGCACCACAATTTAATCCCATTGTTTCAACTAAATCAATATGAATTGTTGTTCTAGGTGGTACTTCAGTTGCGTGATACACTCTCATATAATCACCTAACCTTTCAATAACTTGTTAACGATTTTCTGAATAGCAGAATAGTCATAACCTTCTGCTTCTAATCTCTTCTTTCTTTCGCTACCATTTCCCCACTTACCGTTGATTACTTCTTTTGCAATCTCTTCATTGGTTTTACGTTGTGCGCGGTCAAACAATTCTTTCTCTGCTTTTCTACGTTTTACTAACCCGTTTAAAACTACTCCACCACTCTTATTATAAAGAAGAATCTTTGAAGAGATAGTAGAAATACTTCTTGTTCCACTAGCAGTTAACTGATTAATAGAACCAACGTTATAGGTAAAACTTACAAGAGCATCGAACTGTGATTGAGTGAAATTGTATTTTGCCATATAATTGTTAACGTGCTTAACGGTAATCTGTAAATCTTTCTTCAGTAGTTCTTCTGCTTCTTCTCTTGTAATTGTTTGGTTAGGTTTTACGTCTGCGCCGTAATGTCCGTACCCAATCGTGTAGTACTTTTCTGTACTAACACACTTACAAGCCTTTGGTGAAAAACCCTCAAAAAATTTAATTAAATCAATTCCCTCTTGTGATACGTTTCTAGCCATTATTCCACCTCACTTTCTTGTCCAAGTTTGTCACAAACTTTTTGTAACACTAACGTATTCTTATTAAGTGCGTCTGTGAACTGTTCAGTTTCTTCTTTGTGATTCTGTATCAACTTATAAATGAACCACATAAGTATCCCACACATTACAATAGGAAATCCAACTGTTGTAATTGCTTGTAGTATTTCATCGTAACCCATTTCTCTTACCTCCTTTCCTATATAATTAATTTTAGCACTTCTATTGATTTATGTCAACCAATATGATATAATTAATTATAGGGAATTAAGAGAAAGCACAAGAAGAGGTACAACAATATGAGCGCAGAATTTTATGATGGTACTAAGTTATTGTCAATGAAAGACATTAACGGTAAAACACCTGAGTTGTATTTATGTACGACTAATAGAACAGGTGGTAAGACAACCTATTTTGGTAGAATGGAAGTCAACAGATTTCTTAAAAGCGGTAAAAAGTTTGCACTACTATATAGGTATAAC